CCCAATCAGAAGCAGGTTTGTTTGTTATGTCATATATACCTAAGTTTACAGCCCTATTATTTGGAAGAACTTCAAAGTTTCCGCATTCTACATTTGATCTAGTATAACATGTAAATCCAAGTTTATCTGTATTTGCACCCTGTTTAAACTTTACACGTTTTGTACCAACGAATGTTTTTTCTCCAGTTATATTTTCGTTACCATCTTTATGTACTAAGTTACTGTCTACCGGTATTGCAGGAGTATCTGCAAGATCATTATAAGATCCACTAGTAGCAACTGTAGCAAAACTAGGAACGTTTTCCAAATCGTCATAATCAGCTGTGGTAGCAATTCGCTTAAGTGCAGGCTTGTTTAGTATTGCACTAGGACCTGTTGTGGAATTCCAATTCGCTTGTACATTTTCCTAAATGGATACCGCACCTGTTTGATTGTTTACAGATGTCACACCGGGATCTGTTATATATCCAGCATCATTAGTAAATGCAGATACGTTGGTAGGAACTGTAGGTATATTTATATTTACATCTCCTATCTAACCATTTACAGATGTTACTAAATCTCCAGGAACGTCATTTATAGTTATAAAACCACTATCGTTTTGAAGATCGCTTGTACTATCAGGAATATCTATTCCAGCTATTGCATCTGCAATTTGTTGCTCTACGTTTTCTTCCTCATCATACTTCTCAATAGCTTTGTTTATTTCATCTTTAACATATTCTTCAGTAACTCCTTTATTACTCTAATATATACCGGAGAAATATTCTTTAGCATCTTCTGAGCTATTCTTAACTAGTTGATGTACGAATTCTGTAGTAGCAACACTATCGCTACAATCTTCTTCTTCTTTAGTTGTAGTTTTTAAATCAGCAAACGTTGTTGTAATAAAACACTCCTAAGAATCTTCATCATCCTTTTTTAAATAATTAGAATCATCTATAGGAGGGATTGATTCTATTTTTTGATCAACCTCCTCCTTAGATATAAAATTCATGTCATTATTAAAGAAGGATAATTCTGTAGGCGTACCAGATACTTCATCGTATGAAATTACGGATTGTTTGTAGAACTCTTTCGCTAATTCGGCCAATTCTGACTATAATTTACGGAGCTCTTTGTACATCTTTATTATTTCATCGTTTAAATTTTTTTCATGTGTAACCTACAAATCCATAATTATTTCTCCCCTGCGGTTTTATTACGTAATGCATATCGACCTTTTACCTTTTCACGCTCTAATGCAGCATCATCTTTAGCCTTCTATAACTCTTTCTCATGCTTCATTCTATCGCGTTCAAGTTTAATCTTCTGGTCTTCTATCTCTCTCTTCTGACGCTGTTCATAACGTTTAATATAAGCATCTTGATCGATCTTATGTTGATCCAATGCATTCTTAGCTATCTCAATTGGATCGGGTATACCGTTCATATCAGCATCCTTTTCCTCAGTACCACGGTACGCACTAATCTCAGCGACAGCTATCTTAGTAGCGTTATCCTGATCAATCTGATAGCGTTGCAGATCCATCTGAGCTTCCTGAAGCATAAGCTCTTGTTCCTTAGCCTCATTCTGCATCTGTTGAAGCATCTGAGCTTGTTCTTGTTCAGCTTGCTGTTGTTGCTGTTGCAATTGCTCTTGACGCGTCTGCATATCCTTAAGTTTTTGCTTAAGTATATTAAAGTTGTCATTAGTAAGAATTTCTGCAGCTTCTAACAACGATGCACCATTTTGCATAGCTGGTTGAATAAGCTGTTGAAGCTTCTGTATATTTTCAAGATCCTTAGAAGTATCGCTTACAAATACATCCATGTCTTCATAATAGAACTTAGGAGTAATATCAAGGAATGCACGCTCACCATTATCAAAGATATATGACAACTTCTGCTTACCAGTATCTTCCCAAGCGCCTTTAGCTGTATTTAACAGCATGTTGAGTACATGACGCTTAACTTGGTTATGTACCCAGAACAAAGGCTCTGTGATGTGTGAAGATTGTACAACAGAACGTTCCACATTACCTACAAGTTCTGAAGCAGATACTTCACCTTGGCGTTGTTCTGTGATACCAGATATAACTCCAGCAAGCTGTTCTATCTTGTCCATTAGCTGAATATATTCAGCAATAACCTGGCCCATAGTAAGGTCAGCTTGACCGAACTGATTATATGCAGCAGCTCTACCACCTTCACGTCCTTGTACCATTCCTTCTTCATACGGGTTAATAAAGTTAACACCTACTGAAGATAAGTAATGTAACCAACGTTCTGGAGTAATACCCATAGATTTAGGTATCTGTGTAATATCCACCGTTATAATCTTACCTTTATCTCTAGCTATTGCTAATTCAAGTCTGTACCACAATACTATATACATATACTGCAAAGGCTTAAGAATGCTTACAAGAGATCTAGGTTTGCTATTGGTGGCACTGTATACAGCACCGCAGTACGGAAGCTTCTAAGAATTAGGATTATCTATACTCACATGCTGATATTCAATCGGTTGTATACCGAAGTATAGATCATCGCCTGCTCTATATCCTTCCCACACTTCTACAATCCAATCCGGTTCTACAGATATTTCTGTACCAACCGGCTGATATGTTTCATCAACCATATCTATCTACGGTTGCCCCATCTCATCAAGTGTAGTGACGTAATATATCTTTTTAAACGACTTCCAGCAGGTGTGCCATACATTTATACACCCTTTACCGCTAGCATCAAACAGCGGGTTATCATAATAATGCCAACGTATACCACCAAAATTGTCTACAGGATCTTTCTCTCCTAGATTATGCCCAGGTACAGCAGATACCATTTCTTCAAGTTTTGAGAGATCTTTTTCGCTCATCTTGTCATAGTATCTGTCGTACACCTCGGTAATAGGCATCCTCATCTTCCTGCAACACCATGCACCATCTTCTATGAATTCCAAGTCAGGACTCTTATCGAATGCGAAGTACATTGGGTTTACACGTTCCATGTATGGTTCCGCATTAAGTACACCAACATAATATACTTCGTATCCTCCTATAAGTCCATCTTTCCAACCTTTGATGAATTCATTATCTATACCAAGCTTCTCTCTAAGATATGTCAGCGTGTGGTACGCTGTGTTTTCTACAACATCTTTATATTCTTTATCCATATACTTAGCGATGGCTTCTGGTGGCATTACTTCGCCAGATTGAAGCTGCTGTTGATACTGCTGCTATTCTTCAGGACTGAGTTGTCCCATCATAGCTGCCATCATATAATCTATAAGCATCTGTTTTTGCTTCTCTTGTAGATCCGAAACAGCTTCTTGAGATGTTCTTACGACTCTAAAGTTTAATGGGCGTTTAGTTTCTTCACCTATTAGAAGATCTATCTTAGGCCTAATTATATTAAAGTCGTGCGGTGTTGCTGGGAACCCATCTTCTACTTTAAATGGGTTTGTTATCTTTTTAAAATCAGCTTCATCAAATATACTATTGTATAAGTCGTAATAGGTCTGAAGCTCTTTATAGTGGGTTTTATGTTGTCCCCCTGAAACAATATTACCCTCACCTATTATATAGTCTACACAGTCATGTTGCCATTTTTCTTTCTTTTTAGACAACGGCAGCTTCTGTTGGGGGAAATTAGAATTATATAAATTATCCATGTTTAAAATGTAAATAAAGGAATGTTGTCTTCTACTGTCTATTCTTCAGCATTCCAGTATTGAGTACTGAATAAAGGCAACTCGAAGAGCTCAACCTATTTATTTTGTTCTTTTGCAGCTGCTACTTTAATCTAGTATAGTTCTTCTCTGTATATCATAACCATACACAACGCTATTAGACGGTCTACGTTTTTTACACCATCGTTTTCTATAAGTTCTTCGATCAAAGCTTCACTGTATATTCTTTCTACATTAGGGTGTCCGGGCTCATATTCTTCCATCAACCATTCTAGTATCAGGCCTTCCCCATATGCCCTAATCTGTTTTGTCATGTGGCAACCTTTTCGGCGTTGCACTTTACTGTCTTTAAAGACTTCCGTAATTATTTTATCTGGTTGATCCGCAAGCAAATAGTCGCAATGTTTATTTGTAAAGTATGGATATATACCTTTACGTTCATTCTCAAACAATAGTCTAGCATTATAGAACATTAAGAGCTTACGTACGTTTTCATAATACTCTTCTGCTGTTGCCGGTCTACCTGAATACTCTGCAACTATAACATCGTTCCAGGCTTCTCCAGCTTTTACACGTTTAAATATGAACGTAGACCCCAATGAATTAGTAAAGCTCTCATCGTGGTCGTAGGGGTCACACCCGCCTATATATAGACCAAACGGAGGGTCTTCTATTGGGTAC